ACTTAACATTGAATCCAGAACGACGTGTGTTAAACAGCAACATTCCTGATGGATATAGAGAGTAATCAGGAGCATCAACATCTAAGTAATCACTAGTCAACAAACTCTTGATTGTTGGCAGTGCTCCAGTGATGGGATCCACTATACCAGTAGAGCTCCAACGAGCATCTGCAAATAACACACCATTTTCTGTGGTTTGATCAGTATTGTCAAGTGTCACCCACTGGTCAACTCCGTCCACATTAGACCAACGATTAATCACAGGATAGATTTCCAAATTGCTAGTATCAATCCACAAGTCACCATAGGCCAGGTCAGTTGTGCCATCACTTTGTGTGGTCGGAGCACTAGCACTAATTTGCGGGCCATTTGGATCAGTCAGGCTGAGATTGTCGCCGCGCACATCATTGGTTTCATTTCTGTAACCAAGCCACCCTGTGCCACTTTGAATCATGATATCAACTTGATTGGTAGCTGAATAATACCAATAACGACCATCAGCAGGGTCTTGATCAATAGCTGTTGGGCTTGCAGTATAATCAAGTGCAATCCATCCGCTCAGCAACAGTTGATCTTCGTCGTCAATCACAGCAGTTCTGCAACCAGTTACAGAAGAATCAAATCCTGCATTTGCAACTGGAGATCCTGTTACATTTTGCAATACAATCACGCCACCAATGCTTTGTGTAAACACAATGTATCCGTCGCTGTTCACAGAAGCACTTACCCCAGCCACGTTGGCGGCACTTACTGCTTGTATGAAAGCAGCAACAGTGGTTCCAACTAAAGTAACTGTAACTGGAGAAGTTAATGTAGTACTGTTAGCAGTAGACGTTTGAATGGTGAATGTGTTACCGTTTACAAATACTGGAGTATCATTGTTACCTGTCACAACAGTTGATCCAAGTCTCAATCTTTCAAATACCTGCAAGGTATAGGTATTGTTGTAGGGATATTGAACGTCTCCGCTATCTTCTGGACTCACATTGTATTGAGTATAAGTTGTTCCAGCTGGAATGTTTTTACCGCCACCTGATGCATCTTGTGCTGCATTTGCTGACCAGTCATTGGCATAGACCAATGCTGTTTGTTGAATAAACGCACCCAACGGTGTTGAGTATTTCTTCACTACCATTGATGTGCCAAGGTTGGAAGCAGTTATTTTGTTCCAAACTGATCCTGTTGGACGAGGCTGTTCATCGGTTGTTCTCCAACGTGGAACTGTGTAGTTAGGACTTTGTTGTAAAGTGGGTGCATAGTAAGTTTGATCCGCTGTGAAACCCAACGTGGTCAACAGTCCCGCGGTGCTACCAACACCAGATATCACAATAAGTCCATCATTTGCAGTAGAGCCGTCAGCAGTAGCAGTAGCATCTGCAAACAATTGCAATTTGCTATCAATTACAGCCGAGTACACCCCGTCAATGGCAGCTGAATTGATGGCTGCACTTAGTCCAGCAATGTCATTGTTGGGTGATGCTGGCACAACCACTGAGGTGCCATTGATCACAATAGTAGTAGCGGCAGTTAAATCTGACACAACTGCATTTTGACCAATCACCGTAGGCCAGCTCAATTTCCAATCGTTACTGCCAACTAATACCCAGGTGTTATACAACCCGTATAATGTACTGGCAGTAGTTTGAGCAGTAGTGGCTGCACCATTTTTATAGTACATGGGATTGGCTGTGTTGGTTGCAACCACAGCATAATCACCAATGCTGCCGTAACTGGTAGATGGTATGTCACTTGTTAGGTCTGTAGTATCAGTAATTACTCCTGGCACTTTGTTAGTAAATGCAGCACTAGTTGAGTTCCATTCAAAAATTCCCCACAATGTGTTGGCGGTGTCTAGCCAAAATGCACCATTGTTTGGTTCACCGGTAGGGCGCACCAAAGAAGCTGTGAGTTCAGTTAGATCAATGTCGCAACGTTGCACATACGCACGATTGGTAATGCCTAATGCTGAATAAGCAGCAAGAAGTCCATATTCGTTAAGCTCATATCCATTGATCGGAGTACCAGTAGTGGTCTTGTAGAAGAATGGATTGCCAAATGTGGCAGTTAAATCACGTTGACTGGTGATTAAATAAGCCTTGTTGGCATTGGCTGCGGTGGTACCCGCGGCTACACCAACTCCTGAACCCGAAGCTTTATTTTGCGCTGTGGCAATTAAAAAATACGGTACTGAATTAGTAGCTGATGAAATGTAATTGCTTTCATCTATGATAGAGACTTGTACGCCTGGTGAAACTAGTGCCATGGTGGCTCCTTTTAAAACTTATAGATATTTATCGTAGAAGCCCAAAACACCGGTGGTTGCTGAGCCCTACTTAGTAGGTTTGCTTATAAATACTAGCATGATTAGACCAATGTGCTTGAGTTGCAACCAAAGATTTAGGGCAATTGCATACCATACTGAAACCAAAACACAGTATAGAAAGCTGTGTGACCATTGCATTAGACGCAAAAAGAAAATACCCACACCAGAAGCATTGTGGAAACGTGCAGGATACAAGAAAAAAACCACATGCGATCGATGTGGCTTTAAATCAAGGTATGCAAGTCAACTGCTGGTTTTTCATGTGGATGGTAATATGAAAAACACCACGCTCACAAATCTCAGAACAATTTGTTTAAATTGTGTTGAAGAAGTCAAACGCACAGACTTGCCATGGGCACAAGGCGATTTGCAAGTTGACCGTTAGGTATTTGCTAGTGTTTTGACCTGTTGGTACAAGTCGTCGAGAGTGCCATTGTTGTCTAGTACAGCATCAAACTCAGTGCCCACCCATGCAGTTTCTGACGCATGAATACCTAACTTTTCCAGTTTACGTTGACTTAGTGCCCAGGTTGAATTGCCGTTAGCGCCACGATTAACACTTACAGCTGAATTGTACCATGCAGGTTCAGCGCCGCGCACCACACGCACCACACGTCCGCCGGCGTTCTTAATGGCTAAAATTTCATTGGGGAATCTACAGTCTGAAATAACAACATCATCTTGACTGTGTCGTAGTTTGTTCTCTAAGCTGGCAATCCAGATATCATCGTGGAATCCTGCCCTACATACTTCTGTACCCCAGTATTGCAGGATCCAGCGTGGTGTTAGTGTGGGCATGCCCAGTCGTTCTGCCCACCATGGATCCACACGCTCGCGCCATTCACGGGCTTGCTTGGTGCGCCCTTCCAGCATGGTTCGATCCCACCCAAACACTTGAGCCACAGCATCTTTCAGTGTTGAAGCAAAACTTTCTCTGCGAAAGTGATGCAAATTTACCAGATAGTCAGCAATGGTGTCCTTACCAGACCCAATAAATCCACAGATGCCAATGATCATTTCAACTCCCGAACGTTGAGGTATTTAAGTGTATTTTGTAACATGCCAATTTGTCTGCGGCAGTCTTCTAGCGCATGGTGTGTGGTAGGAGGCAAGGGTTGATTGGGCCATAAACTGAACACTGTGCGGCTATCTCTTACCATGTAGTACTGCCAGGGCAAGGGTTTATTGTAGCTTTTGTAGGCATGTTCTAGGATGTTACAGTCGTAAGTTGGGCCCTGGGCCCACACACGTTTGGCATGCCAAATTAACTTGCCCAAGCCATCCAATGCTTGATCCAGTGGGATTCGATCTTCTTCAGCAAATGCTTCGTCACGCACCACAGCAGGTTGTGTGGCCCACCATTCTATGGTGCCTTGCTGTATGCTACGAGTTTCTTGGCTTTCCAAAGTGACTCTGGCATAGAATGATTGCTCGTAATAGCCAGAGCCAAACGGATCAAACGCCTGAGCGGCAATGGTAAGAATAGTAGTGTCAGGGCCTGTTCCCAAGCCCTCAAGATCAATCATCAGGTCCATTTGATGATTATAACAGATTTATGACTGGTTGTCTATGCTGTGTTAACCAATAACCCAGGTCAAGGGCTGTGATCCATCAACATAGTTTACCAATTGCAAAATCAACGAATCAATTTCAGCTTTGGCTTCGGCTTTCAATGCGGCACCATTTAGAGTGCCGCCACCTTGTGGCCCGGCGATAGTGCCAAATTTTTCACGTGCTTCACCAATAATCATTTTACAGGCAGCTACCATGTAGTCGCGAATCCATTGATTGATTTGGTAATCGCTCAAGAGATTGACTTCGGGTTTCAAATTG